TTGTGGCTATTTTCATGCGTTTCTGGGCTATGTCTTGGAATTCCTGTAGTTTTGCCAGTATTTCTTCCCTTGTCAGACTGTCTGTGCGTTCATGTAGCACATGAGCTTTATTAACCAGTAATCCCGTAGCCTTTAATCGCAGTTCTTCCGCTCTAATTGCCTCACCAAATTTCCCCGATTCCCATGCTTCGTTACGCATCTTGAGTAAATCCCGAACCGACTTATCGATAGTGACTCCAAACTTCGTTCTCGCCTCGTCACGCATTTCTTGATAACGCTCTTGCACGACAGGATTACGCAACAACCTTACTGCGTCAACGCCAGGATTAGAATACCCCGCTGATCTCGCTGATGCGGTCTGCGTCATATCCTTGTGCATAAAGTTGTTCAAAAAATCTTGTTGTTTATCAGTCAGTCTTTTCCAACCAGCTAATCGTTGTTCCTTCGTTAAGTTCTCCGCTACTTTTGGCATCTTGTTTTATCTCCATTTCATTACTAGTTTACTAGGGGTAAGATGGGTGGTTTACTTACCACCCTCTTATACCCCCTTTAGGGGGGAAGTTCGGTAAGTAAAAAAGTAGGAGCAAAATCAATGACTTACAACCTAAAATTAACTTACCGTAGTAAGAAGTAACCTCCGTAAGTTGCTTCCAAAAACCGAACAATTTCAATGACTTAGCACTTACCGAACAAATCTACTTCCCGTGTATGTTGGTAAGTTGGTAAGTAAATCACTCATAAAGCACCACAATTTTGGGGTCATTTGTTCGTTTATAGAACGTGCCTAACTCCGTGCATATATAGCCTAAATGGGTCATCATATCTCTATGATTTAAGAAACATTCGGCACAGGAACTTATATCATATTCGCAGTCAAGCATATGATTAATTGGTGTATGCAGTTGTTGTGCGATTCCTTTCTCGACAGCGCAGCCAAGACAAATTGTTCGGTTATTCATATGCAGTTCCATACCAGCGACAATTTTTTCTTTACACATCGAACAATTCTTCGGTTTTTTCATTTTAAACCTCCTGGCTCACACTTATCGTTTTCATTTCTTTGTGTATGGTGGTGTAATCTCTCCTTTTAGCTATGATTTGCCACTTCTTAACGGCTTCATCATAGTTGTCAGCTTCTATATCAACCACATAATACTTTGTTTCCTTACAATGGATAACAAACTTTTCTTTTGGCAGTTTTCTCATATTACGCTCCACTAAAACATGATGCTTTGACCATGTGATCTATTGGCTCGTCACCATAATAGTCAAATATAGCTCCAATTACTAATTGTTCGCTTTTTTTAATGTCGTCTTTACATTGACGCATATTGACGTATTCGACTTGGCTCTTATGAAACATACACTTTTGTTCGCCTCCGTCATGCCGATTACCTACTGACCATACGATACATATGGCAACTAACATCTCTATCATTATTTTTCCTCCTTAATTTCCCGAACAATTCTTCGCTTTTCGTGCTGGCGTTCTTTAACCTTTGCAGATTTTTTAAGAGATTTTTCCCAACCTCGACTTGTGCTATGAATTTTTTCCCGTTTAGCCATTAGCTTCCCCAGCCAATAAACCGAACAATTTTATTAAAAAAGCCACCCCGCTTGGGGGTAGCTCCATTTATATGTAGGACAAGATATTTACTATTAAGCAACGTCTCTCTCCTCGTCTCTTGTTGTTGGATTCCAAGTCCTTTGGATTTCCTCGATTTCAACTTGCTCAACACCATAAGACCGTAAGGCTTTAGCCATGACCCGATCCGCAGTTTCAGTCCACACAATCGCAGATAACATTGCCCAAATCCATGCTCCAATTTCTTTCTCCTTTGTCGTGTTATTACGAGATTGATTGTCTCCAAGTATATGCCCGATTTCGTGCAGGGCCGACACATAATAGCCCGTGTTTTTAGTCGGTCTAATGGTTATATGTCGCCTAGACGGAATAGCGGAATATCGAGGAATAGCTTCTGCAAGCGATTGATAGCTTACAGTTATTTTTTCTAATGCAAGCAACTCTTGTATGTGCAATGCCATATCTATTCTTTTAATCAAAGTCATGACTGCAACCTTTCTAAATTTACTTCTTGTTGAAATTCATGTAACAAATCTTTTGCATGATCGACATACATGTCAATACCAAACTTGATTTTTACTTTCTTTAACACTTGCTCATTTGTGTAGTCAGCTAACTGCTCGCCTACGAACAATTCCACTTCAAGCAACTTATCAGATAATCTACTCATCTTTGATCTCCATTTTTGAATACATTGTTAAACCAAACTCGTAACCTTTTTTATAATAAGCAGATGAATTTTTAACATCATCTACAGTACCGTTTAAAAGAGCATCAGAAACACCATCTTTGAAGAAGTTTAAATAACCTCTTCTCTTTACGTCTATTGGACTATTCATTTTCTTGATCCCTTTTATACTGTTCGATACATTTATCACACTCTTCTAAACCCTCCGCAGGTTCGTCTAAGTGAAACATTTCCGCACATATTGTGCATTCATATTCGCCCATTTTACTTTCCTTCCTTGCTAGTTAAGATAGTCCTTTATAGTTATAATGGCATTCAATACCATGTCAAGCATCTTTTTTATTTAATACATAATCATGTGTAATCTTGCCCAGCTCTGCATTTCCGCATTTCATCTGCTCAATCCAAACTCTTTTTAATATTTTATTTTCTTTATTTTTAAGCACTCTCCAATGACCTCGTCTCCAATGCTCTCGCTTTGGCGATCCTTGACCCGTAAACATACGGGCATAAACTTTCTTACCTCTAGGCTTTGGCAGGTTTATTGTAACGATCTTATATTCGTTCTTAGGCGACTTACGACCAAATGATATATGATCTATCTCTCTTGGTGGTATTACCGTCTCTGTAGAGATTAAATCGTAGTTTAACAAGCCAAGCAATGCGATAAGAAACCTAGCATCTCCCTCCATAACATTATAAGACACTTCCATATAGTTTCTCATATCATTTGGAGACCAACCATGCTCAAATTTATTTTGTGGAATTGACCAGTGCATTGATGCAGTTTGGGTTGTTGTAATACGTTGTCGAATAAGGTCTAAATAGTATTTATCTTTTTTAGTTCCATTATTCATATAATCTTGAACGTACCAACCGCCAAGATAGGCAGATGTTGATTGCCATGATGCCTTTGACCAATCATCTTCAGACATAGGTTCTTCATGGGCTTGAGTACCCGAAAATCGATCAAACCCTTTTTCATTATCAATAGTAAATCCTATATTGGGCGATACCATATATTTCTTATTATCAGCTTCATACTTTGTGTATAAAGAATAAATAAAATCATCATTATGTTTATGTATATGATAGCCAACGGGCATAATTTTTTCATCTAAATCATATTCTTTGTTATTAGAATTATGCACTTTTTTTAAATACTGTTGTCTGTAGGTTTCATCCCACTCAATCCATAAAGAATTAAATGGGGGAATACCTCGCTCCAACATATTAAAAAGTATTTCGGGTTTTGCCATGCTTGCATGTACTGCATGTTCAATAAGACTTTTGCTTAACACAAATTTTTGAGACGTAACAATTTCAGTCTGCACATTACGTCTCATGCCCTCTGCATATTTACCACCTTGCCAACCAAGTATATGCTTTTTAGCATCTCCAAGAGCGGATATTAATTCACTTGCGAGTAATGGCTTTTCCATTTGTCATGCTCCTTGTTTTCTGCATAATCCCAAACCGTCACAAATTTCATTAACCAATTAAATTGTTCGGTTGAAAGATTATTGTTAAATAATTCTTCTGTAGCAGAACCCAATGGGGATAACTTTTGCTTGTTTCCCCAACGGATATATATGTCTACTAATCTATTTAATGTAACCATTTTATACTCCTTACGATAGACCTTTATAATCTATATATGTAACCAATACGACTGTGTCAACAAAAAAATATTTAATTCCATTGCCTACCACCTCTTCTCTTTCTTGATACGGGAATTATATTACCTATCGTTGATTGATAATCATTTGCTTCTAACACCGCTTTGACTAAATAAGTTCTGTCTAAATCAAAATCTTCATAGCCTTCTTCAATAGTATCAAAATATGTTTTGTTCGGTAAATTCATACCTCCATAGTTCATTATATAAACCATGCCTTGATCTAAATATTCTTTTCTATAAAGATTAGGAAAGCCTTCATACTTATCTAATGCTTTCTCGCAGTCGTCTGTTATTTCCCATAAAGCAACCTCTACACTATTGCCTTTTGATTTAACAATCGTAGCTACATTATTAAATACAAGTTTGTAATCCTGTAATTTAGAAGAACCTTTTGAGATTGCATTAGGGCATCTTATTGCCATGTTATGTTTATTTAGGTTTGCACCATACGCTATATATATTGTCATTATTTTCTCTTTCTGTAGTAATTAATATATAATCTATAGCAATGATTACTAACCATGTCAATAATAAAACTTATTCTTCTTTTTTAGTTTTCCAAAAGTATTCGTCAGAATCTCCTAATCTTGTGTTATTACCGTTCTCAACTTGGTACTCTATTGTGCTAACTTTAAAATCTGGTTTCAGGGGAGTTTCAGGAGTCAGGCTATTATCGTAAACTCTCATTCTATTATTTGGATATAAACAAAATTGTTTATTATCAAGTTTTAATAAATTAAAAGATTTGTGTTCTTCAGGGTTTTCGCTTGTGCTGCAATCAACAACATCAGGATTATTATGATAATTATCTAACGTACAAATGTACGTTCCTTTTACAATTCCAAAATCTCTTGTTAAGACTTCAAAATCCATACTTGCTATAAACTCTTTATGTATGGCAACAACATTATAATCCAAGCAGTTCCAAAATTGTAAGTTTGGTAAATCTAAATCAAGTTCAGGAGTTTCAGGTTCAGATAAAAAAGCGGATATAGGTAGTTTATCAAACAAAGCTCCATACTCAGGTAAGTAGGTTTCAAAGTAAAACGCTCTCCCTGATATAGACTTTGCAGTAACCCATACACCCTTAACAAATTCTCCATGCCCGTCTTGGTGGTCTCTTAAATACTCTTTACGAACCCAAACTTGTTTAGCTGGTAAGTTACAAATTAAGTTAGCCATTACATTATAACTTCATTCAAACAGCTTTCAGTAGCGTAACTTGATCGACCAGGAGTTTTTGATACTCTACCGTATAATTGTTCGGTTTCTGCTTTGGGATCATCTTCAAAAAACATTTCATCTTCGGCTGGTTCTGTAGGATTAGCAATTGCGTCTTTATACAATTGTTTTACTTCAGAATTAGCTGACCACGCCTCTCCCTTACAGTCTTTACATAGTTTAGGCATAGTTCTAACATAAAAAACTTCTTTCATTTCTATTTTGCACTCTGCACAATGATTATTGCCCACTCTTGTTTTAGGTCTACCTCTACGCATAATTTTCTCCTTTGTTTTTTTTATTTTCTGGTACGCATTTCCAACAATACCAATTAAAACCTCCATTTATAGAATATGAAGCTCGATCAACCCCACAATCCGAACAGTTGTTCCTAATATTTTCAGGATACGCTGCTGGCTGCCAGGTTCTTCTTCGACTTTGTTCACTCATTATCGTTTACTCCCCCATCTAAGTTACACGCCTCAATCAATGACATAGACTCAAGAAACAAGGGCGTTTCATCTCCGACCCAAGCTCCGATAACATTAAAATTAAAATATTCCAAAGCCTCGTCATGCGTCATGTCATCTCGATCAATTAATATTTGCAAACATTTGTTCGCATCATAAACGGCTAAAGTTGGCTGTCCACACCTAGTAGACACTCCGATAAACGCACCTTCAAAACCATCCGCTAGTAACATTATAAGTTCTCCGTTGCTGTTGTTGCCTCATATTCTCCACGACTCATATCGCCTTCTGTAGTTCCAAGCCACTTACGACCTCCCGATCTACTGAAAGAATACTTCCCGATCCTGCCTTCCGATAATAGTTCCCGAACAATTCCATCAACCATTCTTTGCGTACAGTTATCCAAAGTTCTTGGTGCGTCTGGATCTGCACTCATCCGTTGCAAGATTGCATCAGCTCCCGATTGCTGTGTCAAAGCTCTACCTTCCCTTTCACATGTTGAAATCCAAACAAATAAAGCATCCTTTTTAATCTCCCGATTACTTCCCGAATGTAACCTTGTTATATCATCTGACCTATCATCCAGTAATCCAGAGTTCATATCACGAACAAAGTGTCTTATATCTCGCCTCGCAGGTCCGTTTGATTTAACAACTGCTCCATCAAAGCATCTATTTCTTTGATATTCAATACCTAAATCTTGGCAACGTCTACGACCTGTAGCTTCATCGACTTGCCAGATAGCAAAAGCACAACGAACACCATCAACTAATGCTGAAGTTCCCCGAATCATATTCCTTGCTTGCTCTGG